ATCTCCGACCCGGCGGAGGAATGGCCGGAGTGGAGCCAGCCGGTGGGCAGCACAGATGCCTACGCCAAGGGCGCAAAGGTGAGCCACAACGGCAAACACTGGACGAGCGATGTGGACGCGAACGTGTGGGAACCGGGTGCGTATGGATGGACGGAGGCGACGGCATGACGGAGACGGTCATTGTGGCTGTGCTGAGCCTGATCGGCACCATGGCGGGGGCGTACTTCGCAAACAAGAAAAGCGCGGCGCTCATCGCCTACCGGCTGGAGGAGCTGGAGCAGAAAGTAGCGAAGCACAACGGTTTGGTGGAGCGCACCTACCATCTGGAAGAGGCGGCGGCGGTCTTCGAGGAAAAGCTGAAGGTGGCAAGCCACCGCATTGACGATCTGGAGAGAGGGGCATGAAGGGCAGGCATCAGAGAAGACGGCCAAGTAAGACAACGACCACCAAGCGCATTGTGTGGGCGTGCCTTATCAACGGCATCGGCTGGGTGTGGTGCAGCTACGTTCTCGCCTTCCTCGGCAGGACGGAAATTGTGGAAAGCCTGAGCCGGACGGCGGTGACGGAGATCATCGGCGTGGTGCTGCTGTACTGCGTAAAGAGCCTGTTTGAAAAGCGGGAGAGCTTCGGCGGTATCGGCAGGAAGGAAGAACAGGTAACGGACTTATGAAAGGAGCAAGACCATGACGGACATTGCAATCGTGAGACTGGGTATCGGGCTGGTGCTGCTGATCGCGGCAAACATCGCCCTCGGCAGCGTGAACGCCTTCATGGAGGGCACATGGGACATGATGAAGTTCCGCAACGGCTGTATCAAGGGCGGCGTGGTGGCTGCGTCGCTCATCGCGGTGTACTACGCAGGCTGGCTGAACCCTGATCTGCTGGTCATCGAGGCGGAGGGACAGACGGTGAACCTGATGACGGCGGTACATATCGCGCTGCTGGCGGCGTTCACGGCGTATGCGGTGGATGTGCTGAAGAAGCTGAAGGACATGCTGAGCACCGCGACACCCGGCAAGGAGGAAGACCATGAGCAACAGTAAGCTGGTGAGCTATACCCGGCTCAGCCCGAACCACTCCGGCAAGCGCAGGCACGCCATCGACACCATCAGCATCCACTGCATGGCGGGAAACCTGAGCGTGGAGAGCTGCGGCAGACTGTTTGCAGACAGATCGCGGGAGGCCAGCAGCAACTACGGCATCGGCAGCGACGGCAGAATCGCGCTGTATGTGGACGAGGGAAACCGCAGCTGGTGCACTTCCAGCGCCAGCAACGACAACCGGGCTGTGACCATCGAGGTGGCCAACTGCGCAGACGGCGAGCCGTGGCCGATCACGGAGGAAGCCTACAGGAGCCTCATCAATCTGCTGGTGGACATCTGCAAGCGGAATCACATCCCTGAACTGCGGTGGAAGGGAGATCAAAACCTCGTAGGTCAGGTGGAAAAGCAGAACATGACGGTGCACCGCTGGTTTGCCAATAAGAGCTGCCCCGGCAACTGGCTGTACGAGCATCACGGGCAGATCGCAAAGGAAGTAAACGAAAGACTGGAGGAAGAAAACATGGTGAGATACGAACGGCTGCGGGACATCAAGAACAAGGAGTTCCACGACATCGTTGAAAAGTTGATGGATGCAAACATCCTCGGCGGCGACGGCAGCGACCCGACGGGCAACGAGGACATCATCGACCTGAGCCACGACATGGTGCGTACTCTTGTACTGGAGTATCGCGGCGGGGCGTTTGACCGCAAGCTGAAGGCTGTGGGCATGGAGCCTGCGGTGAAGGACTAAGAGAGCGGCGGAGGCCGGTGCATTCCGCCGGTCTCCGCCTTCTGCGCGAAAGGAGGCATGAAAGATGCCATCAAACCTGCTGACGGCAGACACCACTTTCCCGACGCTGACGCAGGAGCAGAGCACGGACGAGAAGTTTGAGAAGATCACAAGCTATCTCTACATGCTGCTGGAGCAGCTGCGCTACAGCATGGGAAACCTTGACAAAGAGAACTTCAACGACGCGGGGCTGGAGGAGATCGCAAACATCATCACGGAGCCGGTGTATGTGCAGCTGAAGGATGACGAGGCAAATATCGCGGCGCTGACAGTGACGGCGGCGGGACTGGGCGCGCGGCTGAGCGACGCGGAGGGAAACATCACGCAGCTCACCGCCACCACCACAAGCCTGACAAGCCGCATCAGCAGCGCGGAGGGCAGCATCTCCACCCTGCAGCAGACGGCCACAAGCCTGACAAGCCGCATCTCGGACGCAGAGGGGAACATCTCTTCCCTGACGCAGACGGTGAACGGCATGACGCTGAGCGTGACCAACGGCTCATCCAGCTCCACCATCCGGCTTTTGGCCAACGGCGTGCAGCTGAGCAGCCAGTCCATCAGCTTTTCCGGCATGGTGAGCTTCACAGACCTGTCCACCAGCGGCTTGACGACCATCAACGGGGACAACATCACCACGGGCACCATCGAGGCTATCGACATCTACGGCTGCACCATCGAGGGCAGCACCTTCAAAAGCGTGCTGAAAGCCGACGGAACCGTGGGCGGCGAGATCGAGTTCTGCTACCTGAACACCAACTATGTGGCGGGCGGCATCCGACTGGACGATCAGGGCGCGGGCACGGAGTACGAGCGCACCTACCGCATGTTCATCTACACCAACTATGTGCGGGGCGTGGGCTTTGCCATGAAGCTGCAGAGCGCCAGCGGCATCAGTATGGAGGCGGACGAGAACGTGTTCCTGTATGCGGGGACGAGAATGACCATCAGAGGCGACAGCGGCATCTACCTGACGGGAGATGTGTATGTCAACGGGACGCTGCTTCAAGTGAGCAGCAGTTAAGGAGGGAAAGCATGTATTTAATCGAATGCGCAAACGCCTATCTGGCTGCGGTGCAGCTGCAGCAGAAGGAGATGGACTATCAGACGGCATTTGCCGTGATGATGGTGAAGAAGCAGCTGCAGAGCCATGTGGAGTTTTTGCAGAGCGAGGAGCTGAAACTGGCAGAGAAGTACGCGGAGAAGGATGAGAAGGGCAACATCAAATGGACGGAGCGGGGCACCTTCCCTTATCGGGACGCAGACGCGGCGGCGGGATACCAGAGGGAACGCAGGGCGCTGGGCATGACGCAGGTGGAGGATGACTTCACGGTGCAGCACGCGCCGGTGCCGGAGAAGATCACGCCCATGCAGCTGGAAGCGCTGGAGAAGTTCATTGTGTTCGGAGGTGAGGGCTAATGGCAATCGGACTTCCTGCCATGGCATACGGAGACGGCATCAGCAAGCGCAAGCAGGTAAAGTTCGGCGGATACAATCACACGCTTGCAGCAGAGAACGGCGAGCTGTGGGATATGGAGAACCTGACCAGTGACTTCTGCCCCCTGCTCAGCCCGCGCGAGAGACGGTGGACGTGCCGAACACTGGCGAAACCGAACGGACTGTATGCCCACGATGGGCTGTACTGGGTGGACGGAACGGGCTTTTACGCAGACGGTGAGCTGAAGGGCATCGTCACGGACGGGCACAAGAAGTTCGCAAGCCTCGGCGCGTACATCGTCATCCTGCCGGATAAGAAATATTACAACCGGCTGACGGGAGACTTCGGGACGCTGGAGGAAGAATGGAGCGGCAGCGCGAAGATTCAGGACGGCACCTACGCGGGCGAGGAAGCAAAAGCCAACACCATCTACGCTGCGGGTGCGGGAGCAAAGTTCAACGAGGGCGACGCGGTGACGATCTCCGGCGCAGTGAAACATCCGGAGAACAACAAGACCGCCATTATCCGGGAGATCAGCGGGGACGACCTGCGCTTCTACGAGAACACTTTCACCATCGCGGACGGCGGAGACAGCGAAACATTGCAACTCAGCCGCACGGTTCCGGAGTTAGACTATATCTGTGAGAACGAAAACCGGCTGTGGGGCTGCAAGGGCGACACGATCTACGCCAGCAAGCTGGGCGACATCTTCAACTGGAATGTATTTGACGGCGTGGCCACGGACAGCTTTGCGGTGGATGTGGCCAGCACCGGAGATTTTACGGCGTGCTGCAGCTACCTCGGATACCCGTGCTTCTTCAAGGAGGAACACATCTACAAGGTGTTCGGAGATAAGCCGTCCAATTTTCAGGTGATGGGTAGCGCGTCCTTGGGCGTAGAGAAAGGCAGCGACGAAAGCCTTGCCATCGCGGGTGAGACGCTGTTCTACCTGAGCAGGACGGGCATCACTGCATGGAGCGGCGGCATCCCGCAGAGCATCAGCGCGGCGTTTGGCACGCAGCGCTTCCGCAACGGTGTGGCGGGCAGCGACGGAACAAAGTATTTTGTGTCGCTTCAGGACACGACGGGGGCACATCAGCTGTTCGTCTACGACACCAGAAGTAATCTGTGGCACCGGGAGGACAACACGCAGGCGGTAGGCTGGGGCTGGAACGAGGAGCTGTACTGCCTCGACGCGAGCGGAAAGCTATGGATGAGCGGGAACGCCAGAAGCGTGCCGCAGGGTGCGACGCAGGAGGCGCTGGTGGCATGGAAGGCGGAGTGGGCGGACTTCTACGAGTACACCACCTATTCGTCCTCTTCCACGGCGACACCGGAAAAGAAGGGCATCGGGAAACTGCTGCTGCGGCTGGAGCTGGACGAGGATTCCAGCGTGCAGATCGACATGCAGTTTGACAGCGACGGCGTGTGGCGGACGGTAAAGACACTGCAGACGGAAGTGAAGCGCAGCTACTACCTCCCCATCATCCCGCGCAGGTGCGACCATTTCCGCATCCGGATGACCGGCACCGGCGGATGCAGGCTCTATTCTCTGGTGCGCGAAGTTTACAACGGCAGCGAGCTGTAAGAAAGGAGACAACATGGCATCGAGATACACCTACGATGATTTTCAGAAGGCCGTACAGAGCAGCGGCCTCGGCGGGCAGTTCTCTGACGCAGACATGAAGCTGGCGCAGAAGAACCCGGACGCAGGCATGAGCATCCTGAAGTACAAACAGGACTACCACAACGCAACGACGGACGAGGCGAGAGCACTGGCCAACCTTGGCGCGGAGGGCATCCGCTCCAGCTACGGCGGGTACACCGGCGGGCAGAGAGGCGCGAACTTCTACCTTGACCCGCTTTCCCCAAAGGACTTCCAAAGCGAGAAAGCACCGACCTACCAGAACAACTACGAAGGAACCATCGGCGGCCTGCTGGACAAGCAGCTGGGGTACGGCAGCTTTTCCTACGGGGAGAAGCAGCCGGAGTACACGAACCGATACGATGACACCATTCAGGACTTGCTTGGCCAGATCGTAAACCGGAAGGACTTCAGCTATGACCCGGAGAACGACCAGCTCTACAGTCAGTACCGCAAGCAGTATGCGAGGGAAGGCCAGAGGGCTACGCAGGACGCACTGGGCGCGGCTGCTGCAGCCAGCGGCGGCATCCCTTCCAGTTATGCGGTGAGCGCAGCGTCGCAGGCGGGAGACTACTACGCCAGCCAAATGACGGACAAAATCCCGGAGCTTTATCAGCTGGCATACAACAAGTACATGAACGACTACAACATGAAGCTCAGCGACCTCGGCGCGGTGCAGGGAGCGGAGAAGAACGACTACGACAAGTTCCTCAACGAGATGCAGCAGTACAACACCAACCGCGCCTTCGACTATCAGGCGTGGATGGATGAATACAACCGCATCAACAACGACCTGCAGACAGCCAGAAAGCTGGAGCAGCTGGACTACACCAAGTACCTGAACGATCTGAACCAGTTCAACACAGACCGCAGCTTCAACTATGGGCAGCTGCTGGACGAGGTGAACAACCAGACGGCCAGACGCAGCGAGGCCATGAACAAGGCACTGACGGCGGCGGAGCTGGGCGACAATTCGTTCCTGAACAATTTGGGCATCAATACCGACAACAACCAGACGGACTATGAGCGGCGCTACCAGCTGGCGCAGCTGGCTGCACAGTACGGCGACTACTCCGGACTGCGGGAACTGGGCATCAACCCGGATGCAGCAGCGCTGAACCGATTCAACACCACGGCGGCGGGCAAGTCCTCTTCCGGAGGGAGCCGAAGCAGTGGAGGCGGCGGAAACACAACGCCGCAGGAGACCGAGACGACCGGGCTGAGCGCGCAGGACATCGCAGCACTGAAGGCGGCCTACGGAACGAGCATCGACGCTGACACATGGAACGGCATCCTACAGAGCAATCCCGGCATTACGGAGGCAATGCTGACACAGGCGGGATTCACCAAGAGCGGCG